GATTTCCTGTTCCGTGTCCTGTCGATCCATTTGCAATTCGAGACTTGCGACTTTCGTGTCGCTGTCGGCTTCCTGCTTCATCGCAACCATGTGCGCCTTCATTGACTCAAGCTCAGCGCGCAGCTCCTGCTCCTGCTGCTTGAGATCTTGTTCGCGCATGCGCAGCTGAGTGTCAGCCTGCGCTTTTGCCATGTCGAGTTGATTGCGCTCCTGCTTTGTCTGCGCTTCAATCATCATTGCCTGCGCCTGCATCATCAACGCGTCTTGCTGCGCATCAGGCTGCGGCGGTTTCGGTGGCACCATCGCCGGGTCCATCCAGTAGAGATCTGGTTTTAAGCCAGACGCTGCGGCCCAGTCCGCGCGCGCACGATAAATCTGCTCCGGCATCACCACTGAGCCAAGCCCGCCCTGCGCGACCTGCTCCATCTGTTGCTGCATCACGGTTTCAAGCGACATCAGTTTGCGCTCGCGGCTGGCGCTGCCGGTGCCGACCTGCACGGTGGAGTTGACGCGGGTGCGCCACTCGCCGGGGTTGACCGCGACCCAGCGAGCATTCAACTGCAGCATCATCTCGCGATCTTGATTTTTCATCATCAGCTCGTGAACGCGACGAAACGCAGGCTTCAATGCAATTTCCGCAATGATCCGCGCAATCAATTCAATCTTCATGCGCGCCGCGTCAAACGCGAGCGCGGCGACACTGGGCGACACGCTGGCGAGACTGTTTTTATCGAGCCCGGCCACCTCGTCGCCAACGCCGGTTCGCTGTTTGCGAATGTCGTCGAGGTACTCCATCATTGTGAACGCCTGCGGCGGCAGGGGCGTATGCGGGATCGGCTGAATGTACGCATTCGCCGGCTGGTCGCCCTTGTAGCGCACGATGCCGCCCGGTCGCGACGTTTGCAGGTCGTCAAGGTTGACGAGCCTGTCATTGACCGCCACGCGCGCGTTGTTGGACAGGTAAGTGTTGTCCAACATCTGCCGAAGCATTGCGCTTTTTATCCGCTGCAAATCTTGCGTCAGGTCGGCCAAGCTCAGGCCATAAAATTTGTGTGTGAGCAAAATTGGCGAGCAGGTTGCAAACGGCATGTCGTCCACCTCCTCGATGCCGAGCAAGCGCGCACCGCTGGCGGTGTAACTGCCTGCAGCCAGTGTCACCTTAAGCAGCTCTGCGATGTCGTCGCCGTCCCGGTCTGCGCGCACATAGCACTCGGTGATCCAAAACATGCGCATGGATTCTTCATGCGACCAGTCGAGACTCTCTTCCTCGTCCGACAGATTACGCCGGGCGAGCTGCTCTTCAGTCTCAACGTCGTCATTTGCGGGCAACGTGCGAATGAGTGCCGGGTCGTACCCCATTTCAACTAAATCGCTGAATGATTTGCGGCTGCGGTGATAGGCGAACGTGGCGTCTTCAACATAAGGGCTGCGCGCGTCGCGACTAATTCCAAACTCCTCGGGCGGCACCGGCTCGCAACAAATTTTGCCCCTGCTGCGCGTTGTCAGAAAAACAACGTGGTGGCCGTCTTCCGTCTGCTCGTATTCTTGAATTTCGCGCTCGACGGAACCGTCAGCCATCAATTCACCGAGCTGCATGTCGTCGAGGCCGGTGTATTCCTCGCGCTCGACTTCCGGGGTGTCATCCCACCAGATTTTCAAAATGCCCGTTTTGCTCAGCAGCGCGTCTTTGCATAGGTTGTAGAGATTGTAGAACCCGCGATTTTGTTTGAAGAAAACATGACTGACGGTGTCGGTTTCCGTCTTTGCCTGTTCCACATCCTCGGGGCCAACCGGGTCGAAGGCGACACAATTTTCTGCGTCAGTGAAGATACGCAGCAGTGACGGCAGCACCCACTCGACCGTTTCCAAAACCTCGCGCGTGCGTACGCTGCTGCGCCCCTCTACCTCGTCGCCATAAGGCTCGCCGAGGTAATAATCCATTGCCTCGGAGCGCTCGCGCGACAATTCGGAAGACGCGTACCCGCTTGC